GTGCGTATACATTTCAAAAATTAACTACGAAGGAGAAAGCATAATGGCTAACGCAGTAGCAGAAACAAAGAAGACAGAGATGTCCGTTGAATTAATGGACGACATCTTTGATAGTGCAGGAGAAGGAACAACGTTTAGTGCAGACGAGATGCAGATGCCACGCATCAAGTTGCTCCAGAAGATGTCACCTGAGATTGATAAGAAGGATGCTAAGTACATCCAAGATGCCAGTGCAGGGGACATGGCTAACGATGTGACCAAGCAGTTTTGGGATGGAGAGAAAGGCATGACCATTGTGCCTGTATACCAGACTACAAGCTACACCGAGTTTACTCCCAAGGAGCAAGGCGGTGGTTACATTGGTACGGTCAACGCTAGTGACCCTCGGTTAGCTCAGACGGTACGCAATGGATCGACTGAAACTTTTAGTGACAACGGCAATGAGCTTGTTAAATCTGACGACAACTATTGTTTGATTGTTGCAGAGGATGGATCGTATTCCCCTGCCTTGGTAGGCATGAAGTCTAGCTCATTGAAGGTGAGCCGTAGATGGAAGACACAGATAGCTTTACAATCTGTTAAGAATCCGAAGACAGGCAAACAGGTTAAGCCTGCATTGTTTGCAACCATGTGGAAACTAGGATCTGTAGAGGAAAGCAGAGACGGTAACACCTGGAGTATTTATACAATAGAAAAAATCGGTTTAGTTAATAGCCGAGATCTATTACAAGAGGCTAAGACCCTGCGAGAATCTATTGCGTCGGGTCAGGTAAAAGCTACCCCGGAGAATAATTCCTCCCAGGTTTCCGGTAATGGTTTGTCCAGTGTTGTTGATGATGCGGGCGAGATACCATTTTAAGGTAGCTTTAAGGGGGAGCGGGTTGTTTGTTGATTCCTTTCTGGCTCGCTCCCTTTCTTTTAACCGGAGGAAAATAGATGACACTAGCACAGAGAATGCTTGCCGTCTTTGAGGGTTCAAAGGTTGCACATGGTACGACAACCGTAGGTCGAGTAGGACGCAACGGGAAAGCTGATGCAGACAGCCGTATTATACGAGAACCTTTGACGGAAGAAAAAATACAGGAACATTTAGATGGGAACCAAGGCATCGGTGCCATACCAATTAATGAAGATAACATGTGCAAGTGGGGGGCCTTGGACGTAGATGTGTATGATCTAGATCAAACAACTCTTCAAAAGAATATACAAAAGTTAAAGCTACCGTTGGTGCATTGTCGATCTAAGTCTGGAGGGGCACACCTCTACCTTATACTTAAACAATACGAGCAAGCAGCGGTGGTGCGAGAATATTTATTAGAGATGGCTGTTGCGTTGGGGCACAGTGGGTGCGAGATTTTTCCCAAGCAAGATAAGATCTTATCGGAGCGAGGAGATGTAGGAAACTTTCTTAATCTACCTTACTTTAACGCGGAGTTTCCACAGCGGTTTTGCTACAACAAAGACGTTGAAGCTATGACCCTTGAGGAGTTCGAGAAAGAACTAAGCAGAAAATCTATAAAGGTTTCTCAGTTAGAGAAGTTACGGTTCTCTGGAACAAGGCAATACTTTACGGATGGACCACCATGCCTTGAACATATCTTTGCTGATGGCCCTGTCTCTGATGATCGGAATAAGAAGTTGTTTATGTGTGGTGTATACTCCCGGTACAAAACTCCAGACGATTGGGTTGCTCATTTTGAATCTATGAACAGGCAACTGTTTACGGAACCTCTTGATGCTAAAGAAGTTATGACCTTGCAGAAGTCTCTTGAGAAGAAGGAGTACTTCTATACTTGTGAACAGGAACCGTTCAAGAGTTATTGTGATAAAGGATTATGTATGTCCCGTAAGTTTGGGGTCGGGGATCAAGGTCCGGAGATGCCTGTCGTTGGTAGCTTGACTACTTTGTTATCAGAACCTCGGCTATACTTCTTGGATGTTGCAGGCAAACGGGTTCAGCTATCGACAGAACAGCTTCAGAACCAACTACTTTTTCAACGGGCTTGTATGGAACAGATCTCCATCATGCCTCCTACTATGAAGCCTGTGAAGTGGCAGGCACTTATGTCGAGGATGTTGACTGAGAGCACCAAGCTCGAGGTGCCAGAGGAACTTACACTTAGCGGTCAGTTTAAGGAACTGCTACGTCAGTATTGCACTAGCCGTATTAAAGCACACCATCCCGAGGAACTACTACACGGTAAGCCTTGGACAGAAGATGGTTTAACGATGTTTCAGATCTCTGGTCTAATGGAGTTTCTAAACAATCGCAGATTTACTTACTTCACCAGGGCACAGGTTCAGGAACAGTTGAAGCGAGTAAATAATAACCAAGATTGCCATAGGCATAGGAGCGTTAAGAAGGATGACGGATCAAGAAGCACGGTTCGGGTATGGGCGATACCATCCTTTGAGACAATAGAAGTTGATTTACCTACAGAGGAGACAAGAGATGAAGTCCCATTCTAAACTATTAAGGATCGGAGAAGTGAGCGAGTGGATAAACGTATCCCATTCTTCCATCTATAAGTGGGTGGAACAAGGAAGGTTTCCACCACCGATTAAACTAGGAGATGACGAGACTAAAAGACAGTCGGCTCGATGGGTCGAGGAAGACATTGAACAATGGATTAAAAACAAAAGGAGTAAAGATGACTGAGTTACAAATGATTAGAAGCTCCATACCGGGGCAGTATAAGAAGGTTCAAGAAGCAATGATTGAGTACAAGCGTTGTCAGAACCTCAATCAACTAATCAAGAAAGATAAATATCTAAAGGAACTCTTTCGTTTGATAGAGGAAGAGCTATCGCTGTCATGCAAGTTTAATTCTCGTAGGCAGACAGGTGTTATAGAGAAGAGGAGTTTTGTAGAAAGATGAATAAATATACTTTTAATTTAACATGTATTTGTCCTAATGATAAGGAAACTATTTCGTATAAAGCAGTCATTGAAACACAAAAAATGATTATGGTCGAGGATATTAACGACTATATTTATTCTTTATCCGATAAAGAAATGTTTCAGGAAAGCCTTACAGACAAAATTTTAGCGGAATTTTCTGTGCGGAATGCCCTACCGAGAGTTCATGTAACAACTTTTGGTACACACCAAGGCGTTAAGATTAAATGTGAAAAAGGAAATCCTTTTAAATGATACATTATCATGGAACACCTATGACTCCACGTTCCAAACTTTTACCAATGGCAGGGAAACATTTTTGTGTTTCCTTTGCCGATAAAAGAGATGGGGATTGGTGCTTGCTTAATGCTCAGAGTGTTATGTGGGACAATGGTGCTTTTACTTCTTATACAAAAGGTAAAGCTCCCGATTGGGTTGGCTACTATAAGTGGCTTGAAAATCGGTTATCACATCCACATTGGGCAGTTGTTCCAGATGTTATTGATGGGGAGCCAGAGGATAACCTTGAACTTATAAAGCAATATCCTCACCGGAAGGATTGCTCTGCGATTGTGTGGCACATGGCGGAACCAATAGATCATTTGCTTTACCTTCTAGACTTGGGTTTTGGTAAAGTATGTTTTGGTTCTTCAGGTAGGTATTGGCAAGTTGGGTCTGAGATGTGGGAAAGACGAGCCGATGAAGCGTTTAACGCAATTTCAAAAAGAGGAAATATTCCTTGGTTACATATGCTCCGAGGACTTTCTATGTCTGGAGATAAATACCCGTTTGCTTCTGCTGATAGTGCAAACGTAGCAAGGCATCACAACGAACTAAATATTTGTCCAGAAAGAATGGCGAGGAGAATTGATGCCGTTCAATGTCCTTCTTTTTGGGAATTAAGATATGAACAAGAGGAGTTTTTTAAATGATTAAATATATTTTTTTACTAGCGTATATGTCTACTATACCACTTGCAAATTTTATGATTGGAAATGTAGGCACGGTTTGTGTGCCAGATGGACCTTGTCTTATACCTTTAGGGTTTGGGATCATGGCACCTTCTGGTGTACTAATGATAGGACTGGCTTTGTATTTAAGGGATGTGATCTACGAAACCTTTGGGTATAAGTGGACGTTGGGATCTATATTAGCTGGGTCTGTGTTGTCTTATATATTAGCGGATCCATACATTGCTATTGCAAGTATAACGGCATTCTTTATTTCAGAACTATCAGACTTTTTTGTTTATTCAAAGGTTAGAGATAAAAGTAAACCGTTAGCAATATTTGCTTCTGGTTCTGTAGGATCGGTAATAGACAGTGTTATATTTTTATGGATAGCATTTGGTTCTTTAGCACACATCGAAGGTCAAATTATAGGTAAGGTTTTAGTAACAGCTATAGCTGCTTTAGTTATAAAGTACTTTGGAAAGAAGTTATCTCTTGATACATAACAGCCGACTTATCCTTGGACCACCTGGCTGTGGTAAGACCTATACATTGATAGGTCTTGTTAAGGATGCGTTGCAGCGAGGTGTACATCCTTCTCGCATAGGTGTTGTTTCTTTCACGACGAAAGCTATCGGAGAGTTCGTTACAAGATCATGTGCTCAGTTTAACTTAGAACGGAAAGACTTCCCTCACTTTAGAACTCTTCATGCAACGGGCTATCACGGGTTAGGTTTACAGACGACAGATGTTATGGGTAGAGATGACTACAATAAAGCAGGGGATATGCTTGGCGTAGATTTCTATGGAGCAGATTTTATTTCTCCTCATGATGGGATTATACTTCCTTCGATAGGAGGATCAGGGTCCAAGTATCTTCAGATGATTATGAGAGCAAGTTATCGCCAGGTTTCTTTAGACGAAGAATACAATTACACAGGGGATCGCAATTTATTTTTTGATAAGTTGGTTCACATTGATAGACAACTCACTCGATATAAAGAAGAGAACTTGAAGTTTGATTTCTGTGATATGATTAAGAAGTACCCTGAGTTGGTTGCTTCTCCTAGTTTAGATATGCTTATCGTTGATGAAGCACAGGACTTAACTCCATTACAGTGGAGCATGGTTAGTTTCATGGCAGACAACTCAGAGGAGACAATCATTGCAGGAGACGATGACCAAGCTATCCACCGTTGGACGGGCGTAGATGTCCACAGACTGATGGAAGTTTCTGATAGGGTAGATGTACTTAAACAATCCTACCGCCTGCCCCAAGCCGTCTGGAGCCTCGCTGCGAGGATATCTAGACGCATACCAGACAGGATGGAGAAGGAGTTCTTTCCACGGGAAGAAGAGGGTAACGTTACTCGGGTGTTTAGTTTGAGAAGTGTGCCTTTGCACGAAGGTTCATGGACACTCATGGCAAGAACGAATGGCTATGCCCAAGACATGGCAGACCAGCTACGAGAGTGGGGTTATTACTTCTCTGTTAAAGGTAAGACTTCTGTTAGCAGGGAGACACTTGATGTGATGTCGGTATGGAAAGATCTTCAAGAAGGAAAGGCCGTTGGTATTAGTAGACTGACTAGTTTTTATAAGGGAGTATCTAAGACCGGAGAGGATGCCGTTGTTAAAAGAGGATCTATTAAATTGTTTGATGCCACGGCACCAGATGATTTGTTAACATACGATAAACTCGTTAGTCAGTACGGGTTACTTGCTCCACTTACAAGGAATGCTGCGAGTATCGCCAGACTAAGTGAAGAAGAAAGGTTATACATTAGAGCTATTGAACGAAGGGGCGAGTCTATAGAGGACGAGCCTAGAATAAAACTATCAACTATTCACGCTATGAAAGGAGGAGAGGACGACAATGTTGCGGTGTATACAGGATCCACCAAGGCATGTCTGGAAGGTAAGCACCCAGAAGATGAGCATAGAATTTTTTATGTTGCCGTAACTCGAGCTAAAGAAAATTTATACATAATAGAGTCAGATAAAAAATACAGGTACATGATATGAAAAGAGATGAAATATTACAAGAGGCAGAGCGGATGATTAACGGTCCGAGGGCCAAGGATTATGGAGATGCGTATCTTAACCATGAACGCATTGCTAAGATGTGGAGGGTTTTACTAGGACAAGAGGTTACCGTTGAGCAAGTCTACATGTGTATGATCGCAGTTAAACTTTCTCGGTTGATTGAAACACCAACGCATGAGGACAGTGCTATAGATATATGTGGTTATGGTGCCCTTCTTGGGGAGGCTTGTGATGCAGAACGAAATGTTTGAAAAAGATAAGATCATTGCTGATCAGATGAACCAAGGTAAAGAGGTCTTTTGGAATAAGCCAACGAGTTATCCAGACCTTACCCAATGCAAACAGATAGCTGTTGACCTCGAGACTTCGGACCCTAACATTAAGTCTGGCCCCGGTTGGGCAAGGAACGATGGGTTTATCGTTGGTATTGCTGTAGCAACTTCGGATGAGTCTTGGTACTTTCCCATCCGACATGAGAGTGGCGAGAACCTAGATCCAAAGATCACGATGAAGTGGCTCAAGAAACAGATGGCTACTCCACACATAGATAAGATCATGCACAACGCTACCTATGATGCAGGATGGTTGAGGGCAGAAGGGGTCGAGGTTCAAGGAAGAATAATCGATACCATGATAACCGGGGCGATAGTTGATGAGAACCGTTTTTCATACAGCCTTAATAACTTGGGTCGTGATTACTTAGGAGAAACAAAAAACGAGAAGCTCCTGCGTGTAGCAGCTGCGGAGTGGGGCATTGATCCCAAGGCTGAGATGTATAAACTTCCAGCCGAATACGTTGGTGCGTATGCCGAACAGGATGCCGTTCTTACCATGAAACTATGGAAGACGTTAAGTACGGAGATTGAGAAGAAAGATCTTTGGGGCATATGGAA